GAAGACCTTATCCTAGCAGCATGGATGACAAGAGAAGACATTGACTCTGTGTTGTGGGTGTTGTTAGACAGAGAGAAGAAGCCTGATGAAGATGAGATATCCAATTTATTAATTGGACTCCATGCTATGCACGATGCTAGAATGTGCAAGCTATTTGAAGGGTACACTCAAGTGCTCAAGACCAACAAAGTTATCTACAAAGGCCATGACATTCCTAAAAACACACCTACCCTGTGAGACATGTGGTAGCAGTGATGGCTTGTCCATCAACGATGACATGTCCACCAAATGTTTTGTATGTAATACATACATTCCCTCAATGAACAAAGAAAGACTTGAAGTGATTGATGTTGATACAGAAACGAAAGACACAAGCTCTTTCTTTAAAGACTACAACGAAGGTGTTAGTGTGTCTGTTTCAGACAGACGCATCAACAAAGCCACAATGGAACGCTATGGTGTTGTTCGCAGTGGTGGCTATTACTACTTCCCCTATTACGACAGCAACTCACAACTGGTGGCAGCTAAGCGTAGAGAGGTGAAGGATAAGAAGTTCACGACAGTGGGTGGGTGGAGCAAGGGTACTCTGTTTGGACAGAACCTATACCCATCCAATGGCAAGTACCTCACCATCACTGAAGGTGAGTTTGATGCACTGGCTGCATACCAATTGACAGGTAGTAAATATCCTGTGGTGTCTATACGCACGGGTGCGGGTAGTGCATTGAAGGATGCCAAGGCCAACTATGAATACATCAACAGCTTTGAAACTGTAGTGCTTTGCTTTGATGGTGATGAAGCAGGGCAGAAGGCAGCAAAGGAAGTTGCTGAATTGTTTGGTAGTAAATGCAAGATATTTAAACCTGATCCCTCATACAAGGATGCATGTGAGTGGCTTGCTGAAAGCAAGGAAGCTGCATTCGTAGCCCGTTGGTGGGCAGCGGAGCCATTTATACCTGATGGTATTGTTAGTGGCACTGGGTTGTGGGACTTGGTATCTAAACCAATGGAAGCAGCAGACTGTTTCTATCCTTGGAAGGGACTTAACGACATCACCTATGGCATCAGAGCAGGTGAGCTAGTCACATTCACAGCGGGTAGTGGACTAGGTAAGAGTCAAACCCTAAGGGAAATTGTTTGGCACTTGTTGCAGAACTGTGATGATAGCATTGGCTTGATGTTCTTGGAAGAGAGTGTGAGAAAGACTAGCCTGTCTATGATGAGCCTAGCTGCTGACTTGCCTATGCACCTGCCCACAACTATGGTGTCAGATACCATACGAAGGGATGCATTCGAGAAGACACTAGGCACTGGACGCTTGTACTTCTTTGATCACTTTGGATCGACAGCCATTGAGAACATTGTTAATCGTGTGAAGTATATGGCTAAGGGACTTGGCTGTAAGTATGTATTTCTAGATCACTTGTCCATCATCGTATCCAGTCAGGACAATGGTGATGAGCGTAAGGCCATTGATGAAATTATGACCAAGCTTCGCATGCTTGTACAGGAAACTAACATTGCTCTCATCATTGTTAGCCACCTCAAGCGTCCATCAGACAAGGGTCATGAAGAAGGTGCAACCACTAGCTTAGCTCAGCTAAGGGGTAGTGCAGCCATTGCACAGCTTAGTGACATGGTGGTATCGCTTGAGAGGAATGGTCAGGCTGATGATCCTATTGAGCGTAACACCACCAAGGTGAGGGTGTTGAAAAACAGATACAGTGGTCAAACTGGTCCTGCTTGCAGCTTGCTTTATAACAAAGACACTGGCAGAATGTTTGAGATTGCTGATACTATGGAAGGGATGATGCTATGAAACAGTGGGACGATCTTGATGATGCCATCATTGGACAAGCTTCCATATGGAATGGTAATAAGAGATTGGAGGTCTTGGTCTATGATGCTGATAAGATTATTAAAGTATTTGTGGACAGAGATGGTATGTCTGAAGATGAAGCGCATGAATATATTCTCTTCAACATTGAGGGTGCTTACATAGGAGAGGACACACCTGTATTGGTGTGGCAAAGGTATGAGTGATGGAGGAAAGGGACATGCTCAGCGTCCCAAGTCAATAGCTGATGAAGAGTGGGCTACTAGATGGAATGCCATCTTTGGTAAAGACTCATTAGAAGATTACAAACAGTCGGTAGATGTTAACAATCTCCGACAAAATGATAAGGACAAGGACGATGATCTTCTTAGACATAGAGACAAACCTGAAACATGACACCATATGGTTGTGTGTTACTAAGCACAGTACCACTGGTGAGGTGAGGCACTGGCGGGAAGCCGACAGCTTGCAGCAATACTTAGAAGGTGAGCAAGTGGTGGGCCACAACATCATTGGCTTTGACGCACCTGTGCTTAAGAAGGTGTGGGGTGTTGGCATTCCTGACAACACTCTGATGGATACACTGGTTATGTCACGGCTGTACAAGCCCGACATTGACATTGTTATTCCTGAGCAGGGCAAAGCCCCTAGTCCACATAGTCTTGAGGCGTGGGGATACCGCTTAGGCAGTCACAAGATAGGCTTCACTGACTTTGATGGTGGGTGGACACAAGAGATGGCTACCTACTGTGAGCAGGATGTTCAACTTTTAGAAAAACTGTATGGTTTTCTGACAAATACCATGACGAGAGAAGGGTTTTCCCTACAAAGCATACAGCTTGAGCATGCGGTGGCACTGATCTGCCGTGGCATGGAAGACAATGGCTTCATGCTTGATATGCCTAAGGCTATGGCGTTGCATGCCACCCTCAGTGGGCGTATGTCTGACATTGAAGAGAGCATGCAGCAAGTGTTTCCTCCCATCGTAGAGCAACGAATCTCTGAGAAGACAGGTAAGCAGCTTAAGGATAAGATTACCATTTTTAATTCAGGTAGTAGGCAGCAGATTGCTGAGCGATTGGCAGGGCTTGGTGTTGTCTTCACAAAGAAGACAGACAAAGGCAATGTCATTGTTGATGAAGCTGTGCTTGAGAAGATTGACTTACCAGAAGCTAAGCTTGTAGCTGAATACTTAATGATTCAAAAGCGTGTAGCTCAGATAAGTAGTTGGCTTGAACTGGTAGCCGATGATGGCAGGGTGCATGGCAGAGTGACAACTAATGGCGCAGTTACAGGAAGGGCGACACACAGCAGTCCTAATATGGCGCAGATCCCTGCAGTGGGTGGTCCATATGGTGCTGAGTGCAGAGAGGTGTGGACAGTGCCTAAGGGGTACAAGCAGGTGGGTGTTGACCTGTCAGGCATTGAGCTTCGTTGCTTAGGCCACTACCTGAATGATAAAGAATGGATGGATGAGTTGCTTAAGGGCGATATCCACTGGTTCAATGCACAGAGTTTTGGCTTAGTTGACAAAGGTACTGTGAAGGATGATAACAATCCTGAGCATAAGAAGGCTAGGAATGTTACCAAGACTCTGACATATGGTGTACTGTATGGAGCAGGGGCAGCTAAAGCTGGGTCGATTGTTGGTGGTAACAGTAGCAAAGGCAAGAAACTTATTGATAGTTTTATCAATAACACACCCGGCCTTTCTGCTTTGAAGAAGAAGATATCTAGGCTGATGGCTAAGGGACATCTCCCTGCACTGGATGGTAGAAGAGTGTGGGTTAGGTCTGAGCATGCTGCCTTGAACACCTTGCTTCAAAGTGCAGGTGCTATCGTAGCTAAACAATGGCTTGTTGAATCAACAAAGCTGTTGCAAGAGAAGGGAATAAATGCTAAACTGTTAGCGTTTGTTCATGACGAAACACAATGGGAAGTGCGAGAAGATCAGGCAGAGGAAGCAGCTAGGCTCATAGAGCAAGCAGCAACCAAGGCAGGTGAAGCTCTAGGTTTCCGTTGCCCAGTAGATGCCGAAGGAAAGATTGGCAACAACTGGCGTGAGTGCCACTGACGTTACTAGTGGGTTTTCATATTGGAGAATATTATGAGTGAAGAAAAGAAAAAGGTTAAGGTTAAAGCTACTGTGTATTGGTGTCAACACACCAAGGTGAATGACATGTCTGGTAAGTTTCAGGTTAACCTGTGCAACCTATCTGATTCTGCTGCTGCAGCATTGGAAGACATGGGCATTAGTGTTCAGGAAGGTGAGGATAAGAAGGCTGCTATGGGCAAGTACATCACTTGCAAATCCCCAAACCCTCTTCGTGTTTTTGATGCAGAAGGTCAAGCAATTACTGAGCCTGTGGGCAACGGTAGTAAGGGTACAGCACTGGTATCTTATTACACTTGGACATACAAGAACAAGAAAGGTCTTAGCCCCTCATTGGTAAAACTAATCATCACTGACTTTGTTGAGTATGCTGCAGGTAGTAACATCAGTGAAGATGATGAGGACGTATTATGAACTTTAATATCACATTAAACTTGGACCAACTTAACTTGGTATTGGCAGCACTGTCTAAGCTTCCCTTTGAAGCTGTTAGTGAAACCATTGCACTAGTACGACAACAAGGTACAGAACAGTTGCAAGCTGCTGAAGCAGCAAAAGCAAATCAGCAACCAACGATTGTTGAAGAAGTTGCTTAATGAAAGCACTATTCGATAGCGATATATTCGCTTATCGGGCAGCATCCGCATGTGAGGACGAAGACGAAGCAACGGCACAGCGAACACTGGATCGTTTAATTGTTGATGTCCTCATGTGTGGTGTTGATAACATCTATCCTGATTGTTTCGTGGATAGTTGGAGCATGCACCTAACAGGGAAGAACAACTTCC